GGCTGGCTCAGTGACGTAGTGAACCAGACCGGTAAGCGCTTCTGGTCCGTAGCGCCATCGCCATTGCCGAGCCTGCCGCAGGCCGCTGCGGAATCGGTGGTAACGGAGGCGGTGCAAGGCGCGAATACCCTGCTGTCCTCCGGGCAGGCGGTAGACCGTGAACAGGTGATGCAACTGGCGCTGGACGCTTACGACGCCAGGGTGGCGCGGAACTTCCGTGAGGCACAGGCGCGCGCGAAACGCATGGAAGAGAAGATTGCGGATCAGTTGGTTGAGGGCGGGTTCTACACCGCGTTCAACGCATTCATCAAGGACTTGGCCACGTACCCCACGGCGTTCATGAAAGGGCCGGTAATGCGGCCCATCCGCCGCCTACGCTGGGGCACGGCGGGTAACGCGCCGGAAGTGACACAGGAGACGGTGCCGACGTACACGGCGGTGAGCCCGTTCGACGCCTACCCCGGCCCGAATGCACGGACGCCCAATGACTCCTACTTCATTGAGCGGATACAGTATGACCGTGCGGAACTGGCCACGTTCCGCGGTAAGGAAGGTTACAGTGCGGCGGCGATAGACGCGGTACTGAGCCCACAGGCTGGCGGCGACGCGAAACTGGGCAACGAGATTCAAGGCGAACCCGAGCGCCGGCGGCTGGAGAACAAGGACGAATCAGCGCGCAGCACCGCCGTAGACCAACCAACGGATGCACTGGAGTACTGGGGCAACGTTGAAGGCCGGTTACTACTGGAGTGGGACCAGGCGTGGGCCGGCATCAAGCCGGAGGACTACTACGAGATCACGGCGATCCTGATCGGCGACGTGGTAGTTCGCGCGATACTGAACCCGAATCCGCTGGGCACTCGCCCGTACTACGCCTGTAGCTACATCCAGAACCCCGGCTCGATATGGGGCCGCGGTATCCCGGAGAAGATGCGCGACTGCCAGGATGCGGTAAACGCGACGCACCGCAGCCTAATCAATAACCAAGCCCTGTCCAGTGGTCCACAAGTGGCGGTTGACTCGTATCTTGTGGATGCGGCGAGCCTGGCAACGAAGATCATCCCCTGGAAGATTTGGACGTACTCCACCCAGCGCAACCCCGGCGCGTCCGGCCGTTCGCCCATCGAGTTCTTCCAGGCACGCGATAACAGCCGTGCGATGATGGAGATAGCACGCTTCTACGAGACGGCGGCTGACGACCGCACCATGATCCCGAAGTACACCTACGGCAACGAGAACGTAGGCGGTGCTGGCCAGACAGCGAGCGGCCTGTCCATGTTAATGACCAGCGCCGCGCGCGGGGTGAAGCGCGTCTTGGCGAACATAGACCGGTACGTAACCTGCCCGCTACTGACCATGCAGTACCAGTGGAACATGCTCTACCTCACCGGTGACGACGCGGAGCAGATGAAGGGCGACTGCTTCGTCGTGCCGTCGGGCATCATGGCCATCCTGATGAAGGAACAGGTACAACAGGCGCGGATGCAGTTCCTGACGCTGGCGAACAACCCGCAGGACAACCAGATCATCGGGCTGGCGGGCCGCGCCACCATGCTACAGGACGTGATTACCGAGCTTAACTGGCCGGCGGACATCATCCCGGACAAGAGCGAGTTGCTGCGGCGTACCACCGAGGCGCTGGCGGCACAGGCGACGGCCAACGGCCTTGAGGCGGAGGCGGCTGCCGGCGACGCCGGGACTGCCGCGGCACCCAGCGCGCCACCGGGCGCTGGCCAGGCCAACGGCTCACCGCGACAACTGCCAATTCAGCCGGCGGAGTAACCATGCACCTTGCAGAGCTTCAGGCGTGTTCCAGACTCAACGGCAACCAGGACATGCAACAGGTGCTGGACTGGGTGCGCCACGAGCGCGAGTTTGCGTTGGACGCACTGATGCAAGCCGCCGCCGTTGACGTGGGCAAGCTCCAGGGCCAGGCACAGGCGTGGACGCTGCTGCTCAATGAGTTTCTGACGGCAGACGATCAACTTTCGGCATACAATACCGCTGAGAATACTGCCACACAGGCAAGCTCCGGCGGGTAGTAACCAGCACAACTGTGAACACCGACCTGCGGAACTCGAAGCACTGAGGCGAACACCGAAACACGGCGGCTCGTTGAACTCAGTGCGGGTAACACTCCGACGGGGAACGGCTCACCAGAAGGACAGAACCCATGAGCGCTGCACCGACAACCAAGTACGAAACGAAACTCCCGCCCGCCGTGCAACGGCAACTCGACGAGTTGTCCGCGCTCGCGGGTGCGCAGGAGCAACCGGCACCACCGGCCACGCCAGATGGGAACACCGCGCCTGCCGCGGCTCCCGTCGCTACGGCTGCGGCTGCGCCCGGTGCCACGGCAGCCACGCCGGCACCAGTAGCGGCAGAGGCCGCACCAGTGCCAGTGGCGCCGGCCGCGCCGGATGAACAGCCCAAGGCAGCCGCGGAAGCGCCACTGCCAGGGCCGACGGCCGAGGACTTGGCGAAGGCGGAGCAGCGTTTTCGCGTCATCCAAGGCAAGTACCAGAGCGAAGTGCCACGGCTCAACCAGCAGTTGCGCCAGGCACTCGCGACCATCGCCGACCTCGAAAAGCGCGTGGTAGTGCCAGCACCAGGCACGGCGCCAGCACCGGCACCCGTGGCCGCACCCGCGGCACCGGCACCGGAGCGGCCCGTGACGAAGGCTGACATCACCGAAGCCGACGTGCGCGCCGAAGTGTCACAAGCTGACATTGACGAGTACGGCATGGACTTCTGGCGCAGCGTCTTGGCGCGCGAGAAGGAGATGGAACGGCGCTTGAGACGGGAGCTGGCCAGCGTGCCGGTAGCGGCAGCGGAACAGCCAAAGCTGGAAATGATGGAGTATCAACTCGAACGTGTGCGGCTGACGCAGTTCGAGAATGACCTGTCCGCGTTTCACCCCGACTGGCGCGAGGTCAACGGTACTGAGGCGTGGATCGCGTACTTGCAGGAGGTCAACACCATCACGGGCCAGACCTACCAGCAACACGTGAGCGCCGCCTGTGACGCATACGACGCATTCCGTGTCTCCGAGATCATCAACGCATTCAAGGCGCGCAACAACGGCGGGGCGCGACACGCCCCGGCGGCTGCGGCAATGACAACGCCACCGACCAGTAACAACGGCAAGCGCACGGTGATCCTGCCCTCAGTCGAGGCGCAGGTAACGCCGGGCGGCCACGGTGGCGCGACAGTAGCCGCGCAGAAGCCGGTGTACACTCTTGAGCAGTACAAGCGCCGCGAGAACGAAGTGGCGCAACTGATTACGAGAAACCCCGCCGAAGCTGAGCGCCAGTTGGTCGAACTACACGCTGCGATTACCGAGGGCCGGGTCCAGGGATTGGTCTAAGGGCGGTAGCCCATGACACCAGCCATGGACAGTGGCGGATCGCGGCACAACGCAGAACCGCAACGCTGACAAAGGAAGAAGACCATGGCTGCTGTATATCCGAGCGCTGCTGGGGTTCCGACCCTGAGCGGTGGCTACATCCCGCAACTGTTCGCAACGACCCTGTTGGTTGAGTTCTACGCCCGCACGGTGTTTGGCGCGATCTTCAACACCGATTACGAGGGCGTAATTTCCAAACAGGGTGATACTGTCAACATAAACGGCCTGCCCAACATCACCATCAGCACGCACGCCAACGGCCAGCCGCTGGTGTACGAGAACCCCGACCCGCCCAAGACCTCGTTGCTCATTGACCAGGGCCTGTCCTACGGCTTCGCCCTGGGCTCGGTGGACATCAAGCAGATGAGCATCCCCGCCCTCCAGAAGTGGGCGGCGCACGCTGCTGAGCGCATGAAGATCGAAGTGGACAAGAACGTGCTCACGTACGCCTATGGCCAGGCGCACGCGAACAACACGGGCGCGACTGCCGGCAAGGAATCCGGGGACATCAACCTGGGCTCCAGCGGTGCTGCGCTCGCGGTCAACGGCGCGAACATCATTGACGTGCTGGTGGACTGCGGTACGGTCCTGGACGAGCAGGACGTGCCGGACGAGGGCCGCTACGTCGTGCTGCCGTCCTGGGCCATCGGCAAGATCAAGAAGTCGGACCTGGTGGACGCGAGTCTGACCGGTGACGGCACCTCGATCGTGCGCAACGGCCGCGTCGGCAAGGTGGATCGGTTCGAGATTTTCGGCAGCAACAGTGTGCCGAAAGTCACGGACACCTACACCTGCTGGCACGCGATCTTCGGCAGCCGCGCTGCCGGCACGTTCGCGAGCCAGTTGATCGAGAACGAAGTCATCACCAACCCCACCACCTTCGGCAAGCTGGCCCGCGGCTTGCAGGTGTTCGGCCGTAAGGTCGTCAAGACCGAAGCGCTCGGGCATCTGTACATCCGCAAGGCTGCCGAGGTCTAAACGCGCAGCGCAGTCTCCCCGTGTTAGGGGGGGTCGGCGGCCCCGCGCCGTCGGCCCTCTCTGACCGGTTCACACAGCACCGAATCAACCCACGAAACACAGAACAGAAGGAATCCCGCAATGGCCAATGTGAACCTGAGAGTCAATGACACCACCCCGACCCGCCTCCCGGCTGGTCCCGGTGGCGAGACCCGCTGGATGCAAGTGTTCGAGATCGACTGCGCGGTCACGAACCTGTCGAGCAGCAACGTGTACCAGGTGTGGGACATCCCCGCCCGGACAGTGATCGAGTCAGTCGCCTTGGAAGTGCTGACGGCCGAGGCTGCCGCCGACACGCTCAAGATCGGCGACGACGACAATGACGACGGCTTCATCGAGGCCGTCACTTGCGGCACGGTCGCGCTGACCGTGGACACCGGCGACTACGTGGACGCCGCTGCCACCAAGGGCAAGCTGTACACGGCCGCCAGGATCATGTCGGTGACGCCGAGCGCCGCCATCACCAAGGCGAAGTTCCGCATCTACGTGCAGGCGAGCCAACTGCCCGCCGCGTCCTAACCACCAACGCCAACAAGCGCCACTGGCCGGTTGGCCATGTACCAGCCGGCCAGTGGTTCATCGCCAATCCTTAACACGGAGAGTACCTATGGCGATCATGGTCAAAGCATGTTTCCGCGTGTCCGACGGCACCGAGTTCCCCTATGACCCGGAACTGGCGAAACAGACCGATGACTGGCGCGTTGGCGAAGTAGACGCGGAACCGCGCATCCTACGCGCGCAGCAGATGGAACGCCAGGCGCGCGAAGAGAAGATACGCGCGGCGGAGTCGAAGCTACGGCACCAGCGCGAAAGCCTGGCGCAGTTCAATGCACAGGCTGCGGATACGGCACCAGCGGCCAAGCCCGCGCCAGCACCCGCGCCGGCGCCCGACAAGACATTGGACCAGATGGCGGCAGACGCCGGCACGACCCGCGAAGCTGGCGACACCGCGCCGGCAGAGAACCTGGGGCAAATGCTGTACCCGTTCGACGTGATGTGGACCATCCAGGAACTACGCGCCTACGCTAAGCTGAACTACCCGAACCTGATGGCGGACAAGCCCGACCGCCAGGAACTGCTGAAGCGCATGATGGCCGCACAGGACAAGAAGAACGCCGCAATGGCGACACAGCCAGCGACGTAGCGAGGATACGATGCCAACGCCGACCCCGACGCCCAGCCCGACGCCGACACCGACACCGGATGACCTGCGCCATTCCGGTAGCACCGGCATCCCGGTAGCGCGCTACGGTGAGCTACTGGAACTGACGCAGGAAGTGGACTTCAGCGAGAACGCGCTGGCCGCCTATGGCATCTTCAAGGTATTCGATTTCCCGGCAGCCTTCCGCGTGCTTGGCGTGTGCATTGAGGTACTGACGGAAGAGGGTGCCACGGCAATGCTGAAGGTAGGCGATGCCACGGACTATGACGTGTTCTCAGCCAGCGTCAACGCCAATGACGACAGCGTACCGACGTTCTGCGACGTGGCCAAGAGCTACCCGGCTGGCGGCACACTGACGGTCATGGCACTGAACGACATGGATACCGCCGTGATCCGCATTACGGCGACGGGCTACCGCGTCAAGCTTGTCAACTGAAACAGCAGGAGTACCACCGTGGGCGCAATCACGACACTGTACGGCCTGACCCAGCCCTATCTACCGGGCGTCCCGACCAATCTGCTGCTACAGTCACTGCGCAACGCCGTGCGCCAGTTTTGCCAGTCAACCGAAGTCTGGCGCGAGGAACTGCCGGTGATCAGCACCACGGCAGACGAGGACGAGTATCTGATTGAGGAAGCGCACTCGTATGACGCGAGCATCAAGCGCATCCTGGGCGTCACGCTGGACGACGCGGAACTGTTGCAGACGGAATACGAGTTTGACCCGAACGGCACGTTTCGCCTACTGACGGCACCCACGGAAGACGACCTGGAACTGGTGGTTACAGTGGCGTTCCTGCCCAGCTTGGCTGCGGACGAGCTACCGGACTGGCTGCTGGAGAAGTGGGGCGATGCCTTTGCCGAAGGCGCCAAGGTCCTGCTCAAGAGCGTGCCGGGCAGTGAGGCCAATCCGAGCCCGTGGTTCGACCGCGTAGGCGCACAAGAAGCCATGCGGCGCCTGGCTGATTTGGAGACGCGCGCCAAGAACGAACTATTGACCGACCGTCGGCATGGGCCGTTGGCCGTCACCATCCCGGATTACATCTGATAGGGAGCACCGCCGATGCCAACCGCCACACCGACACCGACGCCGACCCCGAGCCCTACCCCGACGGTGCCGACGCCGACCCCGACGCCTACCCCGACGGTGCCGACGCCGACGCCGTCACCGACCCCGAGCCCGACGCCTA